CATCGATATGTTCGGCCAGATTAGATTGAAAGGAATCTACAGACTCTCCTTCAGGTGCCGTGGGATCGAAGTCAACTACCATGCTACCGTCATCCATTTCGGTAAGCATGGAGTCTTCCGGGATCTCCTGATCCTCTACAACGGTCAGGCCATCGGCACCCATATCTAAATCATCTACACCGAAGAGCGGGTCCAGCGGTCTATCTATCGGCACTGCCTACTCCTCTACAAAGTATCAGAACAGAATGATGCAACATGAACTTATAGTCAATATCAATAGTAGTCTGCCTTACGCCCAGGAAGCAATTCGCTCATAGGCTCATCGCTTTCAATCGGGATGAATCCGCCCTGCCGGAAACGAAGTAGTGCCTGTGTACCCGAGTCCACCAAGTCGTCGTGATCTCCGGTAGGAAAGGCGGCAAACTCTTCTATAACCAGCTCTGCCCATCTCGTTTTGGGTGCCCACACATGACCAGAAGAAAAAATATCCGATATGGCGTTTACTCTGGCAACCTTGTCCTTGCCCCTGCTTGGGACATACTCGCCTACCGGAATTCCCATTCTGCGCAATTCAAAGATAAGGGGAGTACCCGCCGCCTTGGCCTCTACGATAAACGCATCCGGCTCATACTCCTTGTACATCTCCATCGCCCTGACCTTCAGATCCGGGAACTCCAGCCTCTCCTGAAGCGCATCAAGCAATATAATATTCGTGATACCGTCTTCGTTTGTAAAAACACCCCATGTGGTACACGCGCTGTAATCAGCGGTTTCCTTTACAAGAAACGCCGTATCCCACGACTGGATAACGAATTCGCATTTTGGCGGACTCTTCTCCTTCCACTCCTGCCACCACTCCCTCTTTATGATGGCTCCCTCTTCGGAAGCAGGATCTTGCTGATACTGTGCAGACCACTTGCCTACAGGAAGTTCCGCCTTTAGTGCTTCAAGTTGATCCAACGGCCAGAACCCAGGCCAAAGCGGCTTACCACTAGGCAGGATTGCAGGAAACTCAATCACCTCCCACTCGTCTGCACCACCCCTCTCTATCGACGCCTTGATGATACTTCCGGTCAGATCCTTTTTGGACCACCTCGTCATCACCAGACATATGGCCCCCCCAGGCTGTAATCTCTGACGGGGACCGGATGTGTACCACTCGTATGTACGATCATAGACAGTAGGATCGTTAAGTGCCGCTTCCTGCTCTGAGTGGGGATCATCCACAATCAGAATATCTGCACCTTTACCAGTGACCGCACCTCCGACACCGATAGCGAAGTACTCCCCCTCCTTATTTGTATTCCAACGGCCAGCGGCCTTGGAGTCCGTACTCAGAGACACATCCAGGAATATCTTCTTATAGTCGTCCGATCCCACAAGGTTACGAACCTTACGACCGAATCCCACTGCAAGTTCTGCGGTGTGGGCTGTCTGAATAACCTTTCTATCTGGATATCTACCCAGATACCATGCAGGAAACAGATGCGATGCAAACTCCGACTTGGTATGCCGTGGGGGCATATTCACGATCAGTCTCTTGAGGCTCCCGTTCGCGATACGATTAAACGCATCGGACATGACCTGATGATGGGCACCCTCAATAAAGGCAGGCCAGACTTCCTTCACAAATGTAAGAAAGTCCATCTGGGACGCACTTCTGGTTTTCGCATCGTTCAACTCATCCAGAAGTACGAGGATTTCCTTCTTTTTGTTTTCTGGAAAAGAACCCAGATTCTGCGCTATCGTGGAAATATCCACCTATAGTCCTTCTTCTCTGGATAACTCAATCACCGCAGTCACGAGTTGGTGCCATCTCTGACTCGCAGGCTGGTAACCTAACTCCGAACAGTATTCTTCCAAAATCTTATCTGCGGTCTTTCCTATGAACCTGACTTTCCCGTCACTGTGGCGACCGTAGTATTTCGGATATTTTCTCACCAGCCTTTCTGCATCATATCCAAGGATGGAATAGTTCCTTCCGCGCTGTCCGGCAGCCTTGTAGGCATCAACAGCCTCTGCTAAAACGTAAAAAAGTTTTTCATTCATGTATAGTATATATATTATCTAGACTAGATAATCTAGTCTTTAGTTTCTATAAGTATTATCTAACCTAAAAAGAAAAATAGATTATCTAGTTAGATAATATGGTGCCCTCGTAAAAAGGAGGTAGGGGTCGAAAATTACAAAATCTGCAAATCGTTTGTGCAAAACACTGTTTATAAGCCAGTCGTCCTGTCGCCCTGCCACAGGGGGGGTCCGGGGTACTGGGCTATTCAATGCCGAGCAAGCTCGGCTTTGGGAACTGCGTACAGCCTAAAGGCTGTGATGAGGAAGGTATGTTTAATTAAATGGTAAGGAGAAGTTACCATGGCCAAGGCCAAGAAGTCCCGCAAGCAAGCGGGCAAACCAGAAGCATCGAAGGGCCAGTTACTCAAGACCGCGATCACAAAGGAGATCGTTGAAGCAGGCGTCGATGGCCCGCTTCCAGTAGAGAAGGTCCGGGAGATGATTGCCGACGGCATCCATGCGATGGCTGGCATCAAAGGCTATGAAAAGTCTTACAGCCAGGCTTATAAGAAGATGGACTTCGAACTGTATATCTGGATTCGGCTTTATGAAGTCATCTTCACTTTAGCTGATGCTGACTTTTCGAAGATCGTAGCCTGCCTCGATGCGACCTTCGAACCGCACGCTGACCTCGTAGCTGAAGTCGAAGCCCAAACTCCGAAGCCGGAGCGGGAAAGGCATCAGTTCGATCTCAGCGGACTGATCGACTAAGCACCGCCCAAAGGGTGAACCTACCGAACTACTGGTAGGTTCACCCTTTTTTTACTACTCAACGTCTTGTGACTTCCACTGCGGACCCCACCTGCTGCGGCGGGGACTGCACCCTGCAAACGGACGTCACCGCGAACTGCCACTGCAACTGCGACTGCCACTGCTACTACGACTGCAACTGCACACAGTCGTAACTGTACTGGGACTATTGTATCTCGTACCTCGATGGTTTGGGGGGTATAGGATAGGGAGAGTCCTTTGGGGTCACGCTCCCAGCCAGTATGTGGCCTCGATAAATGCTACTCATATTCACTTATCTAAAGGAGAATAAAGAGTTATGAGTAAAGCAAAAGAAGTAACTGATTGGCTACCGGGACGTAAACAGAGAAGGCTGACTTCTACAGCCAACGTCGCCAACAGCCAAGCGAAGCCAGACGACGACGCTGCATTTGCAGGCGCGAACGGCGACCCGCGAGACTGGACTGAAGATGGACTGCGACAATCAGCAATACGAGCAGGCTTCCAAGGAGGACAAGCCTCACTGCTGAAAGGAAAGGCAGCTCAAAACGAGAAAGCCTTCACTGAACTGTTCACTGAGATGTGTTTTGGAGTGTTAACTAACACTGAAGTGAACGGCCACTCCACTGAACACTGCGTACATGCGCATGAGGTGGAAGGCATCACTGCTGATTACGAGGACCAACTGTCCGGTACTGAGGTTAAAGAGGGTACTGTGTTAAACTTGCAGGACATCGCAAGGCGTAAGCTCATGCAAGACACTTACAACGATGCCTACAGAGCTGCACAGTACACCGCAAGAAAGCTCTTTACAAGCGGAGTGAAATCTGCTCCAACTGCGGACGCCCAAGCTCAAAGGGCGATGTCACTGATGTCAGGCAAACGGGCCATGCTGGCTAACATGCTCATACTAGCTAAGGCGGACCTGCCAAAAGCTCAAGAGCACATGAATCCGCACCTGCGTGACATAGTGAACGGCAAAGCTGCAAACGTCAGAAAGCTAGAGACTAGAGGCAAGAAGATACAAGCAGCTATGGATGTTGTACTATCTGGAAAGCACACTGACTGGAAGCAACTGATCAAAGACGAAAAGTCCCAGCAGAAGAAACTGGATGGTACTAGGGAGAAGCTGGAGGACTACCGCAAAAAGCAGAGAAGCGGATTCGACCTGCGGTCAGTGCCTAAAGACCATGCTTCAAGGCAAGCTTTCGAAGAACTAATGAAAGAAACCTTAGAAGAAACTAACTGGACTAAAGTCTGAGTAACCGACTCAGACTGCGAAACACTTAACACGGCATAGGAACCGATAGCCTGAGGACAAGCAACTGATCACTGCTTGTCTTCGGGCTATTTTTTTGCTACTTACCGTCCTGCAACTGCACTGACACTACCTAGTGGTACGCTCCGCGCCTTTCTTTGGCCTTACTACATTACTGCTGACTGCGACTGCTACTGCAACTGCAACTAAGACTGCGACTGACACTAACACTGCGACTGCGACTGCGACTTGCGCAGCCCCAGGAAAACGGTCGTCACCAGGCCCTGGGAAAACGGTCGTCTCCCCCTCCGAGTTCATTAAAATTTTAATAAACTCACTAGGGTTACACTTCATTACACAGAGAGAACATCGCCTGTCCAGTGTGAGTAGGTTCCTAACTACCCTTTTGTAACCGTGACTAAGCCTCGATAGTGAGCAGTGCCCCGAGCTTCTCCATCAGCTCTTTCTCCACATCCTCAGGTGACCTATGCTCGAACGTCACATGAGTGGACTCATCGAACAGACCACCGCTCTTGCCTAGCAACTCAAGTGCCCTCACTCGTGTGGCAGGAGGGTTCTTCTCATTGAGTGCCTCATCCTGCAACTGCTCTACAATCCAGTCGTTGGTTAGCTTTTCGCGAGCCTGTGCTTGAGCCTTGCTCTCCACCTTCAGGGATTCGATAGCCTCTCGTACTCTCTCATTCTTGGCGAGCTTGCACGCAGAGTTTCGTATCACCTGCTCACTCATCTTGGCTGTGTTGTAAGCCTTGCGGTAAGCTTCGGTGTTGTTGTCACCTTGAGCTACGAAGGTGGCAAATGCCGACTGCTTCGGTGTAATGGTGGGGCGGTTACTCATGCGTGCAACAATACCCCACACTGTAACCCTCGTCAACGTTCATTAAGATTTTAATAAACTCGCGGGGGAATTGCGTATATAATAAAAATGAGTTATATTTATTGTAAGTTAAGAAACGCTCTTAACCTGCTAGGGGGGCCACCCCCAAGAGTTCATTAAAACTTTAATGAACTGGAGAGGAGAGGGGAATGAAGCGAATCCGCATCAAGCGGAGGGACAGGCCTGAGGCCTCGCATCTGCACCGCATCCCACTGGGTATCGCTCGCATCGGTTGTCCTACCGTGCGTAGGCAGGTAGTGGAGGAGTATCGCAAGCGACTCAATCGGGGGGATGTGGAGGGTGCGAACGCTACGGCCAAGCACTACTCCGATCTCTACAAGACACGCCATGTAGGTGCGTGGGTGGAAAGGGAGAACCACAAGCTGAAAGACCTTGCCACTACCAGTGACTACTCACTGGGACGTACCGACATGCGTGACCTTGCATTGCGATTGGACAGTTAAACTTAGAGTTCATTAAAACTTTAATGAACGAAGGAGGATGCACCGTGCGTGTATTCAAGAACAAAGGAACGAGGGCGAAGAACTTCTTCGATCTTCCCGAATTTCCATTCGCCCTACTGAGGGTGGGAGGAGGCGTGGATACCGGAGAGTGGGTGCGTGGGATGGTGATGCGTGGATTTGAGATCCATGACCGCAGACATTCTGAGGGCTACATCCTAGCGAGGAAGCCCAAATGACCACTGCTATACTGATACTCATCACGGCAGTTGGCTGTCTTTGCATCGGATATCGATGCGGTTACCGAAGACCCCGACTAATGTGGGTATGGAGGAGAGTGCTTAGTGTAGTGATCAAGCCACTGCTCAGAGGAACAGGGCTTAGATTGGTACACCAAGACTACATAGACAGTGAGGTCTATCGTGCCGTGCTAGGGAGCGAGAGGGAGTATCGCGAACTGGAGTTCGCCTTCCTATGCGAGTGTGAAAACCTACAGGCTGGGGCTGCCCTGTCGTCATGGTTTATCGAGGAATATGGGGACTCACCGACAAAGGCCAGACGGCAGAGAAAAACTAAGTAAAACTAGAGTTCATTAAAATTTTAATAAACGAAGGAGGATGGATGGATAAAACACAGGTAGTCGAGAACCTTCAGCACCATTTATTCAAGAAGCGCGGTAGAACCAAGTGCTATGAATGGTTTACCGAAGCACACCTTAACATACGCAACGAGTTGGAGGAGCGTAGGGTGTGCCTTCAGGTATGCAGTGAGTGCAAAGAAGGTACACCACTGAGGGGCCGTGACATATGTTGGAAGTGCAATGGATATATCCGAATGATAAGGGAGAGAGGATGAACCCAACGGTTAGATTTATCCTGATTGAGTATGTACTGGGGCCACCATCACTAGTGGATGGCAAGGCACGCTACCCAAGGAACAAAGAGATGCCTGACAGTGGGTGGGCCATGGTGCCGCATCATCTTGCTGATCGGATTGATGGCAATATCGGACGGGCATGGTACGACCTAAAAAAATATCCGTATCGACAGATACTTAGCCGTGTCACATGAAAACATGGCGACTAGATCCTCCGGCATGTGATTGCCGGAACATATGTAAGAATCCACAACACGACAGACCCGAATGGGTAGAGGTGACAGATGATACCAGATCCACCGTGGTTGGTAGAGGAAAGGAAAAGGAAGGCGAAAGCCAGAGAAACGATTAGAAGACAACGAGCAGAATTAGAAAATGCTCAGAAATTTTGCATGGATCATGGCATAGATCCACTACAACTATTCCCTCATGGGGAAAGAGGATACGCCGTGATGGTGCCGTGGCCCGTGCAAAAATAAAAGTTCATTAAAATTTTAATGGACTCAGTATCACACCACACAAGGAGAGGAAATGAGCAAGATAAACGATGCTCAACTAATGGCGCTCATCATAAGTACCAAGGTGAAGCCAGACCTGACGCCTAAGGAAAGACCAAGGGTGTCTGGTCCAGTGACCGACAAGCACATAAAGCGGTTGGTCAAATGGTCTGGAACGTTTGAATCAGAACACGACTATCGGAGAAAGAGAGGAGGTCATTATGGAGATCGTTGAAATGGTGATGCCAGTCGTGCGAGAACGCACGGAGTTGGTGTTCAACGGATGCGAATACGAGGACGTAGCTTACGAAGAGTATACTACGATTCCATATGAAATATTTATGGAGCAGGTGATGGGCCAGGAGGTGGGTTGGGAAGCGATGGAGTCGGAGGGACTATGACAATTCAGATTCCATCAGGACTAGAGTACTGGACAGCGGATCAAATTGCTGAGTGTCTGGATGACATAAGCCATGATACCTATGTGCGCCTGTGGCAAATCACAGGAGAGTCAGAGAAGAATGGTACTGCGATGCCACTTGGTGGCGATGGTTCCAACGGTACGACAGAGCTTCCAATAGTGGATGACTCGTATGGCAATCAGCCTCGTGGTTTCTGGGATTCCCTTACCACCGAACAGAGAAAGGAGATATGGGATGCCTACGAAAGATACTAAGGTCGGCAGAATGTTCATTTCAAAACGCAACCTAAACCCTGCATATTTCGCACTTGCGGAAAGGTTGGGGGCGCACGTTGTGGTCTTGGATACGTCCAATCGTGAATCCGACGGAGCCGGGCTACCCAGGGATGAAATAAATATTTTTAAGTCTCCGCTTTCATTGAGGAGATGGAGCGAGGGGAATGACTAATGGATGATGCGTTAGATAAAGTCTACGAAAGTATCGCACACCTCTACATCAGGGAAGATCGCCCTATTTATTGGTACAAATACCGGATGGTAGAATGGGCGAATGAAATGTTTAACGAGAGAGGAGAGGATGAGGTGCAAGCAGAGCATGGCCGCACATGTGAGTGCTTCCCATGTCAGCAAGCTAACTATCGGATGGACCGTGATGACCCAAGCGTGGGAGGATATGAAGGATGAAATACATACCAAGCATATTGGATAAGATAAGGGAATGGCTGAACCAAGAGGTGAGCGAAGTCAAGCAGATCTTGGAGGAACAAAGAGACTCTTCGATCTTGAAAGACTGGACGGTCGATAGCCCACGATTCAAAGGGTTTCCTTATTTGCACACCATGGAAGGGAAACTTGAGTGTGCCGAAACACTACTGCGTAGGATTGACCAATGGGAAAAGGAATAACTGAATGAAAACGTGGAAACAGAAGCCACCAATAGTATTGGCCAAGGCAAAGTTATGGCTGAAAAAAGAGGTGAGCGAGGGCAAGCAGACCTTGTTTGATAAAATGGATGAAACTGCTTGCGAAGAATATGACCTCATAGAAGGGAGTGTTGAGTGTGCCGAAGCACTACTGCGCAAGATTGATGAATGGGAGAATAAATAATGAGTAAACCTAAGAAAAATTTTACAGTGTGGTTCAGGGTAGGCCTGGACTTCAAGGAAACTATCGAAGCCGAAGATGTCCATGATGCACAGCGTAGGTTGGAGGACAAGATAGATGACAGCTATCCCGATTATGTAGCGCGGATAG